GGAGTCCTTATCCTTATGATATTGGGAATGCTGATAATGGCGCCATGACACAAAAACCTACATTCCTAATTACTAGGTATTTTAACAATTTAGCCTATACTGGGATGGGTGATAATAGCTACGCAACGAACATAGCTTCAGCTGACTCTAAAGGATATTGGATAGGGACAACAAATGGAAGCACAACTCAGTCATTGTATAAAAATGGAACAGTAATTATAAGTGGCATATCTAATCTATCAGGTTTAGCAAATAATAATTTATATATAGGAGCAGCAAATGCTGGGGGAACTTCTGATTTATATAGCTCTAAAAATTACGCTTTAATATCAATAGGTGAAGGATTATCTGCCACTCAATCCGCTAATCTATATAATATTATTCAAGCATTCCAAACTACTTTAAGCCGACAAGTATGATACAAGTAGGACTATTAACAGAAACGCAAAAGAATAACTTAGTAGGTCAGCTTTATGACGAAGACAGCTATTTTAACCCGATACAGGATATAAATGACAATTGGATTATCAGCACCGAAGAGATGAATTTTTGCGTGAATCCCGAATTTATGTGGGCAAGTCGTTTAAAGAAATAAAAGGATTTCCATCATCTCCGTCGTTTATTAAATCAGATGTTTTAGTTGGAACTACTCCGCCTCCGCCTACCTCAAAAAAAAAATCAGTCGCAAGCAACTCAGCAAGATCGTAAACGTTACCAACGAACGGCACGGCGGCCGCGGGTTGAACCTGCGTATTATCTACTAAATCAATATTAAAATATACGGCATCGTTATTGTCGAACGTTACTTTTACTGTATCAGTTGTTGTCTGAGTTGTAATTTTTACATTATCGGGTGAATACGATGTTACGAATTCGCCTGTTGCGGCGTTATAAATCGCAACCTGACCCGAAGTAGATATTTTAACAATGTCGATTAAATAATCAAAAGTTACCATTTTTATTATATTGTAGCGTTAATAATTATTGTATCTGATGCGCCTATTTTAGTTGTTAGCTGTAAACAATCGTAAACAACGGCCGCGACTGTAAAATTTAAAACTGTTCCGTCGGGTTTACGTATTAAACCATTGTAAGTATAAAATTCGTTGAGGTCTGTGAGTCTAAAAATAATCGGGTCACCTTCGGCTAAAACCGATTCAAACGCGATTACCAAACGTCCGAAGTCGAATTCTAAACGCCACGTCCCCGCGTCGCCAATTCCGACCGCGGCGCCCAAGTCGAGCGCTGTAACGCAAGGCGAATAGCAGCCTAAATTCAACGTTGATGTGCAGCAATTACAACAGTTCATAGTTAGTATTTTATATTTAAAAACGCGGTATTTAGCCGCGTTTAATGCCTAAGGTAGCGAATCCGTGACGGCATTGTGTATCTTATATGATATTTTTATGACGTTGCTTATTGCACTTGCTGAGCCTGCTATATTTGTAGCTGTAACCAAACAAGCTATTCCAAGACCTAAATCAGCCAATACAGTTTTATATTGAATACCTGTTTCACCTATGATGTCAATTCCTGCCCTTTGCCATTGATATGTAAACGTAATAGGCAAATCTCCTAACCACGTGCCATTATCAATTACATCTGTTTTTGTATTAACAAGGCCTGCACCTTGAATTATTGGGCCTATCGTATTAGTTGGCGGTATTCCGCTCGGTTCAGGTATTGGTTTAGGTTCGCATAAATTAAAATCGTCACATTTATTATTATAATTAAAATCGAATCTCAGTTCAAAATCAGTCGAAACAATCTGCAATAAACTATTCATTGTTTTCGATTCCTTTCCTGTTTCTGAGTTATAAACATCCCACGGCAAAACATTCGAGGCGGTCGGATATAGTTTAACGTTTACTATATTATATAACCAATTATTTTTTAAGTTAGCAGTAAACAGCGCAGATTTTACAACGTCTAATAATTTTCGAGGGTCGGCGCATCGGTGCTGAATAACTAATTTTAACGGTAGTCTGATTTCCGATTCAATACCGCAGCTCCCTCGTTTCGTATTGGCGGGTTTTCTGCCTTCGGTAATATTACCGTTTATTCTGATATAAAAATACGTACCTTTTGAGTCGTCTAATCCGCTGTATTTTCGCTCACCGTTCGCGCCTGATTCTAATGTAACAACCTGCCCCGATGTATCTTTGACGGTCAAACCTGCGCCCGTGATAACTTCACCTGTTACGGCTGTTAGCTCGGCGATTATTTCCGCTATAATTACGTCGATTATGGTTTGAGCTGCGTACATTATTTATTGATTATTTATTTACTACAAAAATCGTAAACTTTTTAAAAATTAAAATAATTTTTTACAAACTAATGATTGTAAATTTAATCGAGTTCCTCTAATATCGCTAATAATTCCAATTGTGCAGCTTCTTGCCCATCGGCTATTTCCTGTTCCGTCGGTGGCATTATGTCAGTCCCGAATCTAACTTCTTGACCTTCCATAATATCAATTGATTTTTGCGACGTGTAAGAAACATAGCTATCGTTACCTTCCTGCCTAACTTGTACCGACTGAAATACTGAGCCGCTGAAATTCAAATCTACGTACGCGCTATTTCTGCCTGTCAGCGCTCGCAATTCTGCATACCCTTGAGTTAAATATTTCGTTTTGTGTGGTTGTCCGTTTTTAAATTTAGTTGCTCCATATTTACCCATCGGTACTACGTCATCAGCGGCAACGCCTATCAACGTAATTGGGTTAATATAAAACGGATCTTTATTATACACGCCAATTGAATTACCCGCACTATCTAAACCAAGTCTAAAAATACGCGTAGTATATTCGGCCACAACTCGCACGGCAGCAACCTGCGATATCCGTTTCGCGGTATTATCGTCAGCGATTACCTCAGCTAATTTATTTAGGCGGTCGATTATATTCATTTTATCCTGGTAACATTGGGTACATTCTGAGTCGTCGCTCGCAGCGGTAGCAGAATTTATCTGTTTCAAGCAGCTGAATTATGTTATCAATTTCGTTATCTAAATATTCAATTGACTGCGATTCCCAAACGTTCGCGGTTTGTACTGCCCACTCAATACCGTGAGTTTTAATCAGGTTTAATCGGTTGTTAGGCGAAATCCATTCTTTTAAAATCTGCGCGCCTGATTGGTATAAAATCGCTAACCCTAACCTATCAAGAAACTGACAGATAATATCGGTATCAACACAATCGAGTCGAACGCAAGCGGACAAATATCCGTTTATAGTTGTATTTATACCGTTCCATCCTTCGACGTTTAATTTAAAATCTCCGCAGGGTTTACAGTTACTTGACGCGTCGCAGGTTGTCAGATACGGCGCTATGGCGGCATTGTCTGATGTTATCAGAATGATGTCCTCAGCGAAGTATTTTTTAACGTGTATAACGTGTTCTGTATCGGCCTGTAAAACCGTGGGAGTCGACCACAGAATTACGCCAACAGGATCCGTTACGTATAATGTTGTCGCGCCTGCTATGGCCGATTTTATGCGTATTGATTCGACCCAAATACGGGACTGAACCGATTGCAGCCATTTTTTTGATACTCTAATTCCGCGATTCGCGGCCACGGGAATATCCGCGACCGTTGAAAAATCGCAGACGGTATATAATTTACCCAAAGTATTCAATTTAATACCGCGAGCGTTCAAAATTGCTTTTAACCTATTCTCTACAATCAACCCCGCAAAGTTTGTTTTTTCAGCTACGACGTTAGCAGCCGATTGTAATTCTTCGGGCGCAATTGCTGCTATATTTCCAATGCTTAACCCTTCCAAATCGGATATATAAAATCCTGATGTCGGTACGGTCGGCGTGCATCCGTTGTATAGTGTGATATAGTTATTCAGACAGATCATTATCTATATTTTTTGGTTTGCGTCCGCGTTTTTTTGTTTCGGGTTCGATAACTTCGGCGATCATTTCGATTTCCTCAACCGTTTCAGGTTCGGCGATAATCTCAGCCGGTACAACCTCCTCTATTTTCGAAGTAATAAAAGTAAGACAACCTCCGTTATAAATTACGTCAGCGGGCCAATCCTGCTGCTTAACGGCCTTTGATACTGCGGCGTTAATTGCGGGCGATCCGATTGTTTTTTTCTGTCCTGTGTAATCAAATAAAAATACCATTTCAGCCTGTTCGGTTCGGTGGACGTTTATATTTTGATTAAACTTTCTGATTATGTTAATCGCGTTAACTATTTTATTTGTTGCGTTTTTCATTGTGTTAGTTTTTTAGTAATAAAAAAAGGGCGGCTATTAACCGCCCTTTTTAAGTCTAAAGTATTCCGCAAGAATCTGCGTTAAATGTATCTGTGCAAGCCACAGAATCAGTAAGAACTAATTGGTAAGCACCCGGCTCAGTTGTGTAGAAATTACCCATCAAACCGAAGTAACCTGTTTCGCCCAAAATTGAAGCACCCGCAGCACCGTTAAACGTTACGGCAGCAGGAGCAGTCCAAGCGAGGTTTGTAATTGTCGCACCTGTTGAAGCTACTGAAGCGTCAAACACGTGAACAAGCGTTTCAGTTGTTACAGTCAGAGCTACGTCTGAACCTGTCGCAGAAACGATAACAATTGAAGTAACCGCAGCTGTTCCAACAATCGCGATATCTACGCCCGTAGAACCATCCCATCCACCTGAAACAGAATAGATGTATCCAAGGTTAGCGAGTGCAGCCTGAGCCGCAACGATAAACCCGTTAGCGCCTCCTGATGTACCTGTGTCGAACGTTGCACCTAATGAAATCGGCAATCCGTTAATCTGAATTGCGATAGCATCGGCCACGTCAACAGACCCACCAACAAACACCTCAGCATCGAGGCAATCAGTATAGAACGCAGCGCGGCAAACTTCAACGCACTGATCAGCTGATTCGCAGAACACGGCCGCAGTAGGAGCAGGAGCGCCCACAATTCCGCAAGCAGGTTCGATGTCGCAGTATCCTGTATCGGCGCAAATAACTTTGTATTTGAACACATCAAGAACGCCCGCAAAATGGCAATCCTGATCCGCCCAACATTTAGGCATACCAACAACGGCCCAGTTAGTAACGAATTGGATGTATAGTTCGATTTCGTCGTTACATTTTACGTAGCTCATAATTACGTCGTGTTCGATGCCCATCCAAGGATCGACAACAGTCGTACGCATTTGATCTTCGAAATCGTAAGTAAACTGACCTTTGTTTTTCGCGTAGGTAACCAATTGCAGCGCACCTGGAGCCATCGCGATAATATAATCAGTATCGCCCATCGCCAAAGGCAAGTTTGAATCGTAGAAAATTGAACGGCTAATATCGAGCAATGCAGCGTTAAAACCTAAGTCGTTACCGCTTGAAATTTGGCGGAGTGAACGGTATTGTTCCAATTTAGAACCACCAATCAAAACGAACTGCTGTTCGATTTCTGCGGTTTTCGCATCGAGTGACAAAAGCGACTGACCTACTGGATTGATACCCAAACCTGAAGCCATGAACAAAGGCAGGTCTTTAACGGTAGTAGGTGCGCCATTACAGTCGCAGTTTACAAAGTTACCGATAAGGCCCTGAGTAGCTACAACGGCGGCGACTTCCTGACCTAAGCGGTTAATGTGATTTCTTAAAACCTCGTTAACGTATGCGTTTTGGTAGTCTGTGCGGCTTTCTTTAATGCAGCGCATCAGTTCGTCGTCAATTTTGATTTTACGGCTTACTGTGCGGTTTTTGATTTCGATTTCGTCATACAACGGACGTACTACGTCGCCGTCAGTTGGGCAGTATTCTACTTCGGTAGTTGTGTCCTGACCTAAGCGAGGGAAGAAACGACGTGTTACTTTGTAAACTTTGCCGTTACCTTGCTCAACCGCTTGTACGTTGCCGAGTTTAACGCTCGATGCTGCTTTATTTGCGCCCGATGTCAGGAGCTGAAGCAAACCGATGTTTGGGGACGGCATAGAGCGCATCCCGTTATTATTATTTAGTGTTAGGTCGATGATTTTCCAAGCATCAGCCAAAGAAATATTAGACATTTTTAGGAATTTAAATTTTACAAATTATATTTTGCGGGCATTTCCTCGCTGCCTTTGGCGATAGGTCTGAGCGTTAGCTCCTGTATTTGCGCGGTTTTAGCCGCACGATTGCACGCGTTTAAACGTGCGTATGAGAGGACATGACAAATATACGCTATGAATTGAAAAATAATTTAAAAATAATTTACAAAATGTTTGGAAATATCGAAAAGCGCCGTATCTTTGTAACAACAAATCAGATAACACACATAAAAACTACGATTATGACAAACTTACTCAGCACACTTAGCCAAGAACTTCAAAACAAATTAGCAGACTTTAAAGTAGGCATTATTTATATCGAATGCAATGAGGTTAATGTTAGAAGCGAATATGATATGGATTATTCATATTATGAGGCTATTGAAAGAGAATTGTCTTCACATGGTTGGGAAATCAACTAATAACAACGGGGCGCGGCATCCTACACCGCAAACTAAATGAAGTATCTCATCATTATCCTATCCGCTATCGTTATCGAATTTGCCTCAACGTTCTACATATTGGCCGTATCGAATCAGCAGATTTATCAAATGGCATTTTGGGCGTTTATCGGGCCGTTCTTATCGCTTCCTTTCCTAAAGTATCAGATAGAAGCAAAGACAAATTGGCAGCGTGTCGGATTGGCGTTTGGCTATGGTGTTGGGTATGCAGGCGGAGCAGTATTGACACAATTTATTTAATCTTTAAAAAACTTTTGATATGGCACTCAGCAATAAATGGAATAATGAAACAACAATTTATTCAACAGCTGTAAAATATATAGATTTACCAAAAAGAATTTACCGTGATAATGGATTAGAAGCATTTGTAATTGGCGAAGATGATGAAACTTATCATATTGATAATATGAATAAAATAAGCCCAATCAAATGTAAGGTTTGGAAGAAATTAACTAAATCAAAAATATTTAAAGTATCCGGAGATTATATTTTAAAAAACAAATAACCAAAATAAACCATTATGAAACGAATTAAAACAAGCGTAGCGAACGCACTGAAAAAGGGCTATTTGAAAGTTGGGGATGAAGTAACGTGCAAATGTATAATAGAAAAATTAGAAGATTATATAACTGTTAGCTTTGGTGGATTACAGTCTATATTAGATGTTGATGATATCATTTCCATCCCTAAGCCCGAACCTAAGCCGATTGATTTTGGAAAGGCTAAACTGGTGTTGAAAGGTGAATTTTCAATTATTCAAACAACTGGTTACTGTGGTACGGAATGTTTTTCAGGTATTTATCTAAATGGAAACTGCACAAAAGGCTTTACTTCAAACGGATTTATCAAAGATCAAAATATGTGGCAGGACATTACAGAAAATTATTACCTTAACAACCCAAAATAAACCATTATGAAAACTATCCTATTTTTATTATTATCTTTTCAGCTATCAGCACAAAACTACTACTGCGTTCAGGTTATCAGCACACGTAACCCGCACCTACTAAAGCCCGAAATGGTATCAATCCTACCCGACACCGCAAAGATTGAACAGGCGGGAGAATGGTATAGAATCCTATTTGTTTACGCTACACAGGAAGAAGCAAACATCTACCACACTTCTTGGTTAAAGCAGCATTCTAATGCGTTTATATGCGTACGGACTAAGGAGCAGGTAGAAAGAATGACGGATCTATTTAGCAAAGATTAAAACCCTATTGATATGAAACAAGAATTATTGGATTATTTAAATGCAGAATTAAGCACTTATGTTTATTTAGATAAAAGCATTGATATAAACGTGCAAGAATATTGTAAAGGTAGATCCGCACTAATTACAAACCTCATCGCCGCCACCGAAGCAGCTATTTTTGATGTGCCGAGTGAGGAGGAGATAGAAAAACAAATTATACATCAATACGATTATTGGGTTATTGGATTTAAAGACGGTATCAACTTTATACTAACCTACAAAAAACCCGAATCCGATGGAAAATAAAACAGCAGTAGAATATTTGGCTCAGCAATGGTATGATAATAATTTAAACAGATTAACTTTTAAAAAAGCCCTCGAACTTGAAAAACAGCAGATAATAAATGCGGCAAACATACAAAAGGAGCAAAGATGGTACGAGGATAAATATAATAGCTGTGGTGAAAAATACTATTCCGAAACCTACAACAAACCGACATGAGAAACATCCTAATCATTATACTTATCGCTGCCTTTGCGCTATCCTTTCGCCTCGCTACCCCTACCAACGTCACAGGCAAGACCGCAAAGCACAGGCCTGCACACGTTGAGAAATACGTTAAGCGATTCCTAAAGACCGCACAGGCAGAAGCGGAGCTGTATAATATACCGGTAAGTATTAAATTGGCACAGGGTATATTAGAAAGCAATTCGGGAAGGTCACAGTTAGCAAAACGGCATAACAACCACTTCGGCAAGAAATGGCACGGTTCGGGAAAGTATGCAGTCTACAAAGACGATACACCAAAGGACAAATTTCAAGTTTACAAATCTGCATGGCGTTCTTATCGTGACCATTCTAAACTGCTCACAGGAACCCGATATAAACACTTGCTAACCTTACGCCGCCTTGACTATAAAAAATGGGCGCACGGCCTTAAAAAAGCAGGCTATGCAACCAATCCGAAATATGCTGAGGCTTTGATAAATGTGATTGAACAGTATGGACTTTGGTATTATGATTTTAAATTGCCTGGGATAAATTAACACCCCCACCACGTAGTTTATGCGGCGAAAAACAGATTATCAGTTTAGCCTAACAGGTTGAGAAAATATTAGCTGATAGATTTAAGCGCGGTTCAATTCCGTGCCGTTGTGGGTTTTAAAAATACGATTATGTTTTACCACGATTTTAAAACACTAACTGAGTTTTACGTCATCAAACGTATGCAAAACGGAATGTTTCAAGCCGTTTGCACGCGCGAAAATTCAACGTATTATTTAGGTCAGGTTAACTATTTTCAGTTTACTGATATAAGCATTTGGAGTCGTGGAAAATTTAAGGGGCGGGCGGATTCTTTAACTATTGTTTAATCACACAATAATTTAAAATATTGCTTAAATACACGATAATGAAAACAGAATTATTAAAAAAAGGCGATGTATTTTATAGAATAGACGTCACAGAATGGAAAGTCGAAACAGACGAAACAGAGGTTAATGACGCGGTTTGTATGTGCATTAAATCAAGTTATATACACGTTCATGACGTTGGCGACATAGCGCAATTTACCCATAAAGAGGTATCAGATTATTATAAAAAATACATTCATCAATCAAAAGATTTCCCTCACAAATAACTAAAAACAAAAAAACCCGCATAATCTGCGGGTTTTGCTATTTAATACTTTTCAGTAACATATTTCACGCGGTTCGGGTGCATCGCACCTGCTACCTTTTCATCAATCTCAAACGTTTTCTTTTCGCCACCGTTCGACTGCTTAATAAAATTATTTTCCGATGCAATCATTTCGAATAACGTTTCATATTTTAAATTATCCGTTGGGCGCTGCGGATGTTTTACGCGCTGCCCGTCTTTCGTAATCCACACGTTACCTGAGTCGTCGAGCTCAAAATCGTATTTCTTTTCGCGAATCTCAGCATCGAATACCGCGCGCATTTCCTTCTGAGTGAGTCGGGCATTCTTAACGCCTTCGATCAGCACGTTACGAACTTTTTCAATCTGATTATCACGCTTATAGTTAATCAGTTTCTCCTGTTCTGCGCGGATCGCGTCGGCGATGCTCTGCTCCTTATCTTTCAGCTTCGCGTTAGCTAATTCTAATTGTTCTGTGAGCTGCTGCAATTTCTGAGCATTAACGCCGCTATACTCGCTTTTCAACTTATCGAGTAGTTCAGTTTGCTGAGATTTTAAATCTTTAACAATCGTTTTGAATCGGTCTTTTTTATCGACTGTTTCATACTTCGATAAATCCATTCCGAACTCATCAGCAAATTGTTTTTCTGTTTTCGCGTACGCTGCGCCGAACAGCTCAGACTTCTTTTGTTCCTCTACTACTTTACCGATGCGATCCGCTACCGTTTTTTCAAACGTACTAACTAATCCGTTTACCACTTCATCGGCTTGTATTTCGCCTTTTTCGAGCTTGGTTAATGTTTCGGAATCAATGCCCAATTTTTCAATTACTGTTTTTAAATGTTCCATACTGTTTCAAGGTTTTTTTAATTAAATTTCTGAATTCTGCTATCGGCATCAATACGATTAGTTCCGCTGCCGATTTAGTTAGTACTTTAGTGGCTATTTCGCCCGTTAATAATTCCGTTTCGTGATAGATTTCAATTTCTGTTATGTCGATGTCGGCTTCATATTCTTTATATTCAGGAACAAAACCTAATCGCATCAGCTCGTCGTCTGCGTCGTCTTCGTCTTCGATGTCAGGATAATACGCAATAAATACAGTTATAAATATCATTTACTTATTTTTTTTACCGCATCCGCAGCCGCGTTTAACGGTTGTTTTATTACAATTCGCGCCCACGCATACAGGCGTCGTATTCTGTTCGCTTACAAATTTAGTGCCCGTATAATCGTATTCGTGAGTCTGCTGTGCTGCATACCATTCGGTTGGTGTAAATTCGGATGTTAAGCCGGTTGTTTTATTTTTCGCTGTAATTACTAACATATTATTTCGTTGTGTTTTTTGGTCGCCTAATCGGGTAGCAAATATGCCTACAATTAAAACCGCCGCGATTCTGACAGAAATTTTCAGGCGTTGTATTCGGTATCATTCCCGTGCCGTTATTTTCCGCCCATTCGATTTCCTGCTCTAAGTCTTCAAATAATATCATTCCTATCTTGCCGTGTTTATCGTAGTCAACCCAACGTTCACACTGAGCGCGGGAATCCTTAACGAGGCTACCGACGTATAACAGCGCATCGAGCCTGTACGATTTACGAACCGCCTCATTAACTATACCGTCATACTGTCCTAACGCGTCACGGCTTGCTTGTAGTGCAATTCTTTTTAATACGCCTTGCCTTGTTTCGGTTGTCGTCAGCTGTCCTGAAATCGACGTTATAACATCCGTGAGCGTGCTGCCCTGATTTACTGCTATAAATAATTCAGATCGCAGCGGGTTAATTAAATTTTCATTGAGGCCCTGGCCGGTCATATCGCTAATGACGTTATTAACGGCCCACGATTTAAACGGATTTATAAACGAACGAGTTAATTTAATATCATTTAATTCGCCGTGTATCTCAATCTGAGCATCAGAAACGGCATCGAAATTCTCTAAAAAACCGTCTAACATCGCGTTATATCCAGCGTTCAATAAAAATCGATTAACCGCCGTGCTGAATCCTGATAATCTGTCTGTGTTCGCCTTAGTTCGAATTATGCTGCCGTTGGTTGTCTTGAATTTTGTAATCCATTCAACTACGGCCTTAACGAATTTAGGTTCGACTTTATCGAATCGTTTTTGTAGTAACGTCTGAGCTGCTTCGTTTATCCGTTCGGGTTTATTTAAATCCATTTTGTAACAAAGTCAGGGTAAAGTTAGTAATTTTTTGTAACAAAGTCAGGGGTAAATTTTACATATTATCATCGGGCGAATCTTCGTTATTATCATCGGGCGAATCTTCGGGGTCATCATTCGGCAGTACCTCAATTTCAGGTAAAACGTTAGACCTCTGAGCCGCGAAACGTGCCGCTAACTCCGCATCAATTCGCGTTTTAATCGCGTTCCAATCGTCTGTCATAATATCAAAATTCTGATCGAAATAAATCGAAGTAATCGCGTCAAATACAAACGTCGCCTTAATCGAATCTTCCTGAGTGCATTGCCCCGAAGCTAACAGCGTATTTCGTTCGTCGACCGTGTAAAGATATAAACTGATATACATCGCGCATATTTCAGCGATACGGCGCGCAATCGGATCTGCGGAGAATCTACGATCCATATAACTAATGTAAGCCTCAAAACGAATCGCAGCGGGTTGCCCTTTTTGAGATTCGGCAAACTCTAACATCAATTCAATTTCTGTTTTTAGGTCGAACGAAATCGGAGCGTTAACAATAATATCGGATTCTGTATCCATAAACCTGAGCGCCTGAATAATTTCTAACGTGTCTTTCATTCGCGCATAAACGTCGTCTGATATTTTACCGACTTCGATATATTCAGGTTCGCGGTCCATTTCCTTCGCTACGCCTGATTGAGCTGATTTTAAACTACGGTTAATATTTAACACCTGTTCTGCTTTGTCGAGTGCCGCCGTGGCGACTTTGCCCGTTTCGACAATCGTCGAAACGTCGGGCGAAAAATAACGAATCGGATCTACTCCGACTTCACCCTCTCTAAATTTATTCGTTGACGGGTTTATGTTATACGCTGCGAGCGGCGTTATGCTTAACGTTTTGCCGTTGCCGTGACACGTTCCACAGGTGATACTATTATCAGAGTCGTGAGGGTCAACACATCGGCCCGTACCAAAACAGGTTTTACAATCAACGCCCTCGACGAACTTAACAGGAAAACACGTCGCTAACATTACCGATTTGTGCTGATTGTCGAATATCGCCGCATCATTTAGGTACGGTATCGCGGGACTAAAATCCGATTTAAAAATATGAAACGTATTACCGTAAAAATCATGCTTCGGAACGGAACGCCCGCCCAAAGTTACCCACGGCATGACACCGCTATTATGTTCGTACGTTACTATGAAATTTTGATCGTCTTGAACGGGTTTAATTTCCGCGAAAAACATATCAGTAACGACATAATAATAATTCGGAGCAGCTGCACCGATGGCGGCGTATTTCGATTTATTTGTGCCTTTATAAATTAGTAATTTATATTCAGGATCGTTAAAAATAATACGATCTGATTGGATAATTTTTAATTCAATATCAACGCGTTCGGTATCTGTTTCCAATCCTGCGCCCGTCGGCATAACTAACATAACCGCATTCGGGTCGAGGATTCTATTAGGCACAAACATATTAAAAAAATACCTAATAATAGTTTGGTCGCCGAATTTATTATTTTCGACGTAATCCTGCATTTCTTTATTATCGAATTTTACTGAGTGTTTCGCATTCGATAGCAGGCGGCCGAGTTCGGTTATTGCCTTAACGAGTGGCGATTCTGTTTTCGGCTGATATGTATTTTTCCGATAGTTTAGAATTTCGTTATCCTCATTCGGGAACGCACGTTCGAGGGCGGGCGGGACGTCACCAAAAAAATGCGGCTTAATATCATTGTAAATCTTCGCCCATTCCGATTTAAACGGGTGGACGGGTGGATTTAATAACGTAGTGCCCAGCGAATTTATAAACGCGTAGTATTCTTCGATTGTCATTTTTTTGGGTTATGATTTTTGACGCAAGAGATAGATTCGAACTACCACCTTCGGCTTATGAGGCCGATGAACTACCTTTGCTCTTTCTTGCGTTATATAGGGCGGTTTTTACGCCGCCCTTAATTTCTAAGGTGTAACAGTAACGCCAAGTGTAGCAACTACGCCTGAATTATCATTCGCAGTCCATACAACGGTAACAGTTCCCGCGCCTGTGCCCGTAAGTAATCCGCCGACGGAAATAGTCGCCGTACCTGAACCCGCAACCACAGACCATACGCCCGTTGGATCGGTCGCGTTAGTTGGTGTAATAGTTACAATCATTTGAAGTGTTGCACCATCCGCAACAGTTACCGCGCCGCCTGTGCCGGTAACAACCGCACTAAGCACCCAACAAGTATTATAAGCCTGAGTTAACAGGAATGATAATTGTTGTTGTGAGAACGTGCCGAGCTGCTCATTATAACGGAACTCCGAAGTCCAATATGAATCGTCTTCGTCAGTTTCTGCGATTTGATAGAACGCGCGAACGGCAACGTTAGAAAACCAACCCAAGAAACGACCATCGCAGGTAACGAAACCGTATTCATAGCCTGCCGCGTTGGCGGGTATAGCTAAGAAATTATACAGCGAATCAATTGAGAACGTCGCATCGTTTTCGGCATCGGTTAGCGATACTGTGCGCGATTGTTTTACGATTTCTTCCTGTCCGCAGCTACCGCGTTTTTTAGTCGTGAAATCAGGAGCAGGCAAGCCGCCCGAAATACGTGAGCCGTTAACACGTCCGAAAACGTCTTTGTTTTCAATTGCCGTCAGCCATTCAGCTTCGTCAGTAATTAAAACGAAATCATAATTACATTTTTTGGCGTACCATCCTGAGATACCACCGCCGTAGACGGTCGAGTCGCAAGGGTCACAAAGGTAGTTGGGGACGTTTTCTTCGTCCACGCAAGGCGGGCAGATTCCGAACACACCGCAGAACGCTTTAATAAACTCAAAATTATTTCTCATTTGTTAATTTTATTTTTATGATTTTTTACGAGCAGATCCGACAACCTACGAACAAGTACGATTATCTAACCTGCATTTTTTATCAAAGCTGAGATCAATTAAAAACATTTTTATATCGTCAGGTTTTTGATTATAGCTGAAATTTTGGTATTCTATCGCGTCAACGGTCACGCTGTTACCTCTCACAGTTTGCGCTAATCGTTTAACGAAATAAGGCGGATAAACGCCCGAAATAATACCATAGTTTTCAGTTATAACTTTAGATACAACTACGTTTCTATCATTCTCAGTAGTTGCCTCAGAATCGCCTAAAAACTCAACTGCACCCCATACACGCATGGAATTATAATACGCAGTATTACCAGCGCCTAACGTGTTTGTAAGTGTGCCGTAATAGTTATTATAGCAGTCGTAATCGGCATAAACCGAAGCAATCAAAGCCGTATCAGTATAGCCACAATCAGCAACCTCTTTGTAATACTCCGTGTAGATTGTCCTCTCTAATTCGGGTAATGAGGTTAGCGCATTGAACTTATAATACGATATTTTTAAACGGAAACATTCGAGCGATTGATCGAATAACC